TATTGTCCACAGATGCGAGGCATGCCCAGTCATCCCACTCAGAGCGGAGTGCTGGTGGTACTTCTTCTAATGTGATACCATGTTGGTCTAGGTAGCCTGCCCACACATGGTCATCCGCAACACTGATAGCTTTAATGAATTGTAGGTTGATGAACTTTTTCATAATTGTCTCCTCCGTCATCAAATACATTTATTAGATTAATTATAGTATACCATAAATCTTGGATAATGTCAAAGATAATCTTAGATTGTCATGTTATGACAATACCCAAGTTGGAAGTCATGTTCTCCAGGTACACCGTGTTGGCGTTGGAGAACTAGGCTACGGTTCACATAAGCAGCATCTATAGCTTGCTCATGGATAATATCGTATTCCCAATCAGTGAGCTCATCGGCCCACATATCGTGGTCCATGAAGTAATCAGCTATTACCTCATCGAATGTGTTGTCTAGGAAAGCAGTGAATTTTTGGTTAATGAACACGGTATATCTCCTTTGGTTTATGTAAGTAGCAAGCTTAGAAGATCACCCCCTAAGCTTGCTTGTGTTATTATTTCACTCTTCGTGTGAGTGCTTCTGTTTGATGTTGGTTAGCTGTTTGTATAGCTAGCTCGTAGGTTTGCTCATCACTGTAGTGATTGTAGTTATTGTCTTTCAATACACTACCGATTACTCCCCAGTAGGTACGCATTAGGATTTCTTTGAAATAGTCATTCTTGAATTTCTTCATTGTTTTCTCCTCCTATAAAGAAATTACTATCATTAGATTAATTAGATTATACCATAGATCTTAGAGATTGTAAATAGTAACCTCCAAAATAACTAAAAAAATTACCCACCAGCTATAAAGCTAGTGGGTATGTGTAGTTCCGCCAGACTACACTCTGGAGATATGGGTGGACCACCTCCACATTATTTAATGGCAGCCGCTATGACCGCTATACCAGAGAGATAAGACCAGGTATCACGTTGCCGTCTGAGACGTTGCTCAGTGGCCCTGCTCTTCTTTAGCTCGTTCTTCAACTCGCTCAATGAGTTGGAGGTTTCGTTCAAGGAGCTCTCCTGCTCGGTTATTACTGCTGAGGCTTGCTTCAACTCTTTGCTCTGTTTCTCGTTGATAGCCTTGAGCTCGTTCAATTCCTTGCCCTGCTCTTCGTTGATAATCCTCAGCTCTTTCAATTCGATACCTTGCTTCGCTGTTAAGGACTGAGCTTCGCTCAATGATAAGCTTGAGCTCTTGATTAAGCTGTTTGCTTCTATCGAGTTCTTTTTGAGCTCGTTCCAGCTGCTCAGAGGCACGTTTATAGTTGGCTCTGGCTGTGGTGTATTCATAGGCGAGTCTGCCAATGCAACCGAGTACAAGCACACAAACAAAACCAACAAGCAAGCGCTTAAGAGTAAACGCAGATTTAATCTTCTCGAGGTACTTCGCATACATGGCAACCCCCTTAGTCTAAGTCATCCCAACGGGCAGTGTACCCACGGACATCTACATGGACAAAGTCCTGATGATAATAGATACCGATACCGCCCTCAATACCAAGGTCACTCATACACTCCTCGGCTACTTGTGCTAGGTAGTCTACGTCCACACCATCATAGGTGATGTCCGCAGCTGTACCTAGGCAGTGCTGGGAGTTGGACACCCCGCCCACTTCTTCATTGTGAGGCTCACAACGATAGCCACTATTGATTGTGATTGGTTGGCCGATACGCTCTCTAATAGCGTCTAAGAGGTCCACCAATCGCTTATCAATGATGTGGTCTAACACATTATGACCTTGGCCGTCCTGCTCATGTCTAGAGCAATTACAAGAGAACTCGTAGTCATCGAAGTATGTTCCAATCTTCATATGTTACCTCCAAGAGGGCACGATGGCCCTCATTTCTTTAAAATACCGTCAATCTTTGCTTGAACTAGCTCTAATAAGCCGGCTACTACTGTATTTCCGCCATCTCTCATGTTCTCCATGATAGAGAGGAATTCAACAGAGGCTAGGTAGAGCCACACCAAGTTCACGGCAAAGGCGTAGTTCCCTGCCATGAAATCAAAACACCACGCAGCTGCAGTAGCTAGGCAGTATGTGAGCACCTTTGTTACAAATGGCTTTCTCATGTGTTTGGAGTTGATTAAGCCCTTACCCCATGCAGCAGGTATGGCCACATACTTGTCCCAGCCGCCTATAGTCTCAGGGTTAGCACCCAAGTCTATAAGCATTTGATAGCCGATGGCTGCCCAGCGTGTGATAAGGTCAAGTATCACTAACACCACAAAGATACCTAGCACTTGGATATGCTTTAGGCCTAGCATGTATATGCCCACCTCGGCTATAACTGCGAGTAAAGCTTTTAAGGCGAAAGACTCTGCAAGCATTCGCCATGCTTCCCCAAGGAAATTTGTTATTGCTTCCATTCATCCTCCCCTAGTATGAATTATAAGTGGTCTACTGCACTACCTACACTGATATATCTATGGCTGGTATCAGACCATACAATATCAGAAGAGTTAAAGTACGTAGTATAAGCCCCGTATTCTGGACTGCCTAGTTTAACTGGTGTACTAATATTGTCTGAGTTTGCGAAGGAGACATTTTTAGGTGTTTCAACTATGATAGGGATATCGCCTAGAGAACGATATTTAGAGTCTTTAAAACTTTCAGTTCTCGTACCAACAGAGGTTTCCTTATTCGCTTTGATTAAGATACTATCAATGTCAGGTACTGACCATTTACCAAGAGCTTTAAATGTTGTGTATCTTTCAATGTTTGTTACATTAATAACTAGCTTACGGCCATACTTAGCGTACTTAGCTCCGTTTTCTGTGTAAGTATCATCTGGCTGAGCAGCAGTAGCATCTGGTATGCCAGCGATAGTGAACTCACCTACTTTAGCGCCGGTGTAGTTGTGGTAGGTAAGCTTCACATCGTCATCACCTAAGAACCCCTCAAGGGTAATATTACCGATACCAGCTTGGTCTAGTTTGAACTCAGTCTTACCTACCTTGACAGAATAATGTGGCTCACCCTCAATACCAATCACTTTTTGGCCCCGGAAGGTGTTCAATACCTTAAGCTCTTTAAAGCTAGTACGTGGGAATGGCTTACCAGAGTTGCCTAACAACGCCATAAGAACGTGGTCCACTGATGCGGATTCACACCACACATTGCCCTCTAAGAGAGCGTGGTACGTGGTATCAGCCGTACCAGGTGTACCTGGGTCACCCTTAGGGCCACGGAGTTCAGCCTTCTGGTCTTCTGTTAAGTCTTCAAAGCGGAAGGTATCACCCTTAGGGCCTTTTAGCTCGGCTTTTTGCTCCTCTGTTAAATCATCAAAGCGGAAAGACTGGCCTGGAATGCCGGGTACACCCACATTGATAGTGACCACGCCGGACGGCTTCACATTTACTACTTCGTTTTCTTGTGCCATAGTTATTCCTCCTAGTGCATACTAACATCAGGTATAATAGTCATCATACCCATAACTAATTTTATAGTCTGACCTTCAGTTTGAAGGAAGACGTCATACTTACATCGGGTTAGCTTACGGCTAAGCTTCAAGCTTTCAGTACCCCGCACCCACACTATAAGACGGTTCTTGTCCATTGTACAGTCCGCCTCTAGCAAGAGCTTGTCTGTTAGGGTGCGTATCTTACACACACCCACAGCATTATCAAAATTCAGGTCCCCTTTGACATCATACACACGGCCCCAATCAGAGCCCATGTGGATGGTCTCGTTGATACGTAATATATAGTCCATAGGTTATGCCCCTTTTTTAGCAATACAAATATAAGTAGCTTCGCCAGGCATCCAAGTATCACCCTTGCCTTCACCATTGCCATATGCACTATGTGAATAACCTTCATTATTTCTCCACCACATACCTACATGGGCTGTTCCATTATCTCTAAGCCAACATTCCACTTGTACACAGTTGGCGATACCAGACTCTCTAATGTCTACATATATACCTTCACTATTACTTCTGGCTAGTGATAGCAATATATTACACTCGTTTCTATTATAGCCATTAGGAATTGGAACTGGTTGACCGTCTCTGACCCACCCAGATGTAATGCTAATATCGTCGGTTAATGCGAATGGATGAAATTCACTCCTCTTATCTTTACCATACCATCCTGGACGGTTATAGCAACATAGGTTAGCTTGGGGTGTAACGTCTTTATTACCAATGTCTAGGTTGGTTTGGCCGCTAGCATTGGTACCCCCATCTGTGATTGTGTGAGTACCGCCACCCGCTTTGCGGTTGATAAGAATACCAGAGTTATTAGCAAAGGTAATATTACCAGTCATAGTACCGCCTTTGAGGGATAGGTACTTCTTAACTTCTTCCTTGAGCTCGTCTAGTGTAGCTAGCTCATGTGAGCCATTATTCTTATTGTACCAACGTGGCTTATTCATGCTACATAGCGAGATATTGTCTATGGCTCTATTCTCAGAGCCGTTGACCCCGATGTCCATGGTGCCGTTTGTATTCACATAGACCTTAGCACTGATGAGGTTTGTATTATCCATGAAGATAGCACCCTTAGAGGTACTAAATGTGAGGTCACCTTCGATAGTATCACCGGCCTTACGTACATAGGTCTCGGTCAAGTACCGCTTTAACTCATCACTTACCTTAGCCATAGTTACTGACTTATCTTCGAGCTTAGCTTCTGTCACAGATTTGTCTTTAATCTTCTTGGTAGTAACAGCGTTATCGGCTAGCTTGGCCTCGGTAACAGCCTCATCTCTAATCTTCTTGGTAGTCACCGAGCGGTCTGGGTGGTCCAGCTCTTCCATGGTGCGGTGTTCCTCAAGAGGTACCTTTGTAATTTTCTTAAGTGCCTTATCCAGGTTCATAGAGAATAAACTATCATCATTATCGGTGGCGTCTAGCCCTTGGCTGGCTACAAAATCAGCCACAGCTTTAGCTACTATAGAAGTTTGACGATACAGCTTATTGTGTAATGACGAGATAGCCACACCACTAATTACACCAGAGCGGCGTTGGGTATGGGTATTATACTCGGTATCACTCATTATGTTATTTTTGGCCTCGTTGAAGACCTTAAAGTTGTTATTGGCCATCTTCTGCCCACTCACCTTTCTCATAGCCAGCAAAGGAGCTATTATCTAAATCATAACCAAACACAGGGTTAGCAGATACTTGTATATTCAACCTTACACCCTGTGGCTTAGGTATAATATAACCCAGCATAATTAGTTCTTTTAGCTGAGGGTTCTTAATGCCTATGAGAGTAATATCCATAGTCATGTCTTGATTATCTCGGATAGAGATTTTAATGTCTGGTAGTAGCTCATCCCAGTGCTTGTATAGCTCTTCGATACCACCGTGCCAGTTAAACTTAGCAATGGTGGACTTGAGCAAGAGCCTATACATTACATCGTCTAACACACTACTAGAGCCAGTGACTGGGTTATAAGGTAGGTGCCGTGATTTACCAAGCTGCTCACCAATCATGTCTAGTTGACTACCTTGAGCATTATCAATATCAAAGTAGCTAGGCATTGTGAATGATAGCTCCATCACTGGGTCTGTATCTTCTAGTAGCTTTTTCACAGTAGCGATATATTTAGGCCGTGTTCTATGTTCACTCGTGATAAGGTTAAGATAGCTTTCATATAAAGGCATCTACTTCACCACCCTACAGCTTTTAAACTTAGCCACAGCATTATAACCCACAGGTATATCACTAGCCGCTAAACCACTCAAATTAGAGCCTAATTTGATTTCTAACACGGAGAAAGTAGGAAATGTGATATTTGATATAGCACGAGCGACTACTGACCACACGGACGAAATATAGACGGTTTGGCCTATTTCTAAAAGTGATAGGTACTTCCTCACTTGCTCGATAATAGCAATTTCAGACTCATTGGTATAGCCATTTAGGGCTCTTATTTTTACTTGTACATCAATATCTACCACAGTAGGCCTGGAGAATTTGATGTTTATAGGCACCGTTGAGCGAGGTATGAGCTGCACCGTAGTACTGCCGTATGTACCACATCCTGGGCCTTTACGCAAGTAGATAGCTTGAGCTATTTCTTTGTCTGCACCGCCTTCTACTACAGCACATATGCTATGAGACGGTATACCATTGGAGTCAGTTAAAGAGGTATCATTTTCATATACCCGATAACGAGTTACACCCGGTATAGCAGCTATAGAGCCTTCTGTGGACTCTATTACTGTTTGGGATGGGTTGGCCACAGAGATAGAATGTCTTCGCCGTAGCTGCTCATCTGTCTCTATCGGTTGGCCCATAGCCGGTATTGTTGGGTTGGTCACAGATATCCACCCTTTGGTTGGGTTCACTATCTTGGTGATAGTGTTTATATTCGTAGTGATGTCACCAAGCTTAGTGCAAGTAGCACCTACTTGAATAGAGCCCCTAGGTGGAATGATTAAGTAATAATCATTAAGTGCCCAAGTGTTACCGGCAGGGTCCTTGGCCAGTCCACCAATGATACTAGTACCAGGCTCACCTGTGATGGTTAGCTTTACGGTACTATAAGAGGCCTTCTTACGAGTGATACCACTATTCTTTACAAGGGTATCTAATGCAGTACCAATAGCAGTCTTTACAGACCGGTTATTATAATCAAGCTCAATAGCTTGGTAAGTATCGTATATCTTCAAGGCGAAGGCACTTATCATCTGGTAGTCTTGACTATCATTCTCTAAGTACAGGTCTTGCCCGTAGATACGTCTCATCTCACTCACAAGCTCTTGCTTGATGTCATCATAAGTAGGATAGTGGAAGCCTGAAGCATCCACATAGGGCTTGAAATAAGCCATTAGAATTTCACCCCTTCCACTGTAAGTTGACCATAATCAGTCTCCACAACACATGAGATAGCCAGCTGTCTTTGCTCGTTATCCCAGTCAGCACTAAAGTAGATAATGCTAGTAACGTGTGGAGTCTTTATAATACGGTCACGAATAGCCTCAGAGGCTATATTAATATCACGCTGGGCTAATACCTTTTGGAACAGTGGTAGACCGTCTGTGAGGTCTTCCCACCATTCACCAAAGAGTAGCCATAGCCGAGTTTTAATAGCTTGAGCACAGGCTTCTATATCCAGAAGCATATCTGCACTACCAGCTCCAAAGGTGTAGTCACCCTCATTGTCTAGTCTTCGATACCTCATCTTGGACCTCCTGTACTACCACCACTGTCACCCCTATGGGTATGACTATTCATATTAATTCCACCAGCTGTGAGTGTACCCCCAACCGTGTGATTATTTGATACCACTTGACTACCATTGATAGTAACATTAGCATTGATAGTAACCTGGCCAGCAGTAATATCAAAGATAGTGTGGCCACCACTCTTAATCTGTACAGAACTACCGCTGTAGCCTGGTACAGTATTAGGCTGTGATTTAAAGCCACATATAGCAAAGCCATCCGAGAGGTCATGTCTACGGCGGTCTATCTGATTTTGTATACCACCAGACTGCCACCATGCATCTATGCACATATCCGCAAAGACCACAAGACACTCATCCCCGGGCTTGATTGGCATTGTAATAGTATAACCACCGCCACTATAAATAAAGAAGGGTACGTGGATAAGCTTAGGTAATTCTACCCATTGGTACTCACCCTCGAGATTGACCTTCTCACGGATAGTGGGTTGTACTGTCACAGTTTGCTCTTGGTAGTCCACACTCTCAACAATACCCGGTATAGCTGTCCACAATGAACGAGCTATCTGGTCTTCAGTCTTTTGCTGGTTGTCTAACTCACCATGAGTTCTGTTCTCTACACTTATCAACTTCTCACCGTCCCTTCTGCACTTTCAACTGCAACTGGCAAGCCAGCTCTACCATTTCTACCGATACCTACAACCTCTGTGGTCCATATCTGGCCATGTGTATCACCAGAATGAACATAAGAATAAACTTCATATTCCCCGTCTGGGTCAAACTTGAGGTTCTGGTCTGTTGCTTTCACAGAACCTGGGTCCAGGTTTGTGGTGCCAGTGATTAGCCCGAGGTCAATCGCTTGCCTTTGTATGATTTCATTATCAATTTTAATCATGCTATGAAGGCCCACAAGGGGGTTCAGTAGCATTTTGATATGTATACCATCATCGGTGTACTCTGGCGTCCCTACAAGCCCTGATACGGGAGTTAAGACTATCATCTTATCTTCTGGTATCGGGTCTGTATATTTACGGACAGTAAGTTTTCCCTGGCTCACATGATAAAAGGAGTCCGTGCCTTTAGATACATCATTCAGTATCTTGTTAGGCTGACCCCAACATACTTTACCCCTTGGCAGCTCTTGCTCTGGCAAAGACTCGGATATAGTCTCAATTTCAATAGGGTAGTAGGATAACTTAGCTACACCCTCCACAATCTGCCTAGGGTTACACCCAGCAGCTAGGGTGGCTTTCACGAAATTAATACCCATCCAGTTCTTGCCGTCAGCTGCAATAATTTCTAGCTTGTAGTCCGTACCTTCTTCACGATTCCGGAATACTTGTATAATATCACCCTCGAAGAGTATACCATACTGAGCTTGATAGCCAGCAATAAGCTGGATATGGAAGCCCTCTTGTATAATTTGAGCCTCAGACTCAGGACTGAGATTATACACTACAAGATGCATGATACCGGGCTGGCCTAGTGCGTTCTGCTTGATTTCAAAGACTATCCGTAAATCTGATACGTCTAATGCCTTCTCTTCACCAGTCCACACCAGTACCTGCCACATACGTCCGTAGAGTGTCTGTTGCTTATTACCTAATATCTCTTGCTTAGCTGTCATGGCGTATCACTCCAAACTAAATACCAGTTAGTACCCAGTGAGTCTTCACCTGGCCACTCTTCCTCGGTCAGATTATCACCCTTAACTATATAAGCACTCCCAATGCCCATATAAGCTAATTGTGAGAGAATGTTCTGACTAGGTAAGATAGGTAGATTATGAATAAGCTCCACACCTTCAGAATTAGAGATAGATACTGACCAATACCCAGCTACTTCATTGAAGTGTGTAGTAAAAGTGAGAGTGATATTTTTACTGTCTATAGGTACTTTACAAGAGAAAGTATTATTTGGCCTATTTGTAATAGGTATAATTGACTTCATATGCTACCCCCTATAGACTATCATCAATAGCTTTTAACACACTCTTCTTGTTAGCGTCAGACCCAGTATCTACGGGTTGGACACCGCCATTGGTAGATTGACTGACTTGCTTTCTTGCAGAGACAGTTACCTCGGCCACATTAGATACTTGAATTTGTACGCAGTGAATACTCACACGAAGACCATATAGGGTAGATAGCTCATCGGGTGCATTTACACTCTGGATAAGCATATTGTGATATGTACCCAATCGGGTCACAATATCTACCGGAATACGTGCCTCGGCCATTGATTTCAAGAGTGCCCACGCAGAGACACCTCGTTCACCAGCAGAAGCAACTTGGCCTGGTTGTGAGAACATGGTCTGTAGGTTCTTGAATTTCTGAACCTTACCATAGCCGTCTAGTAGACGGTCTACAAATTTATTACCCGTACGCACACTACCCCAGTTAGCAGTATTGCTCTGAGCATCTGAGACAAGTATCTCGATAGTAAGCTCAGCCGGTTGTAAGATAGAATGGTCAGTCATCACAGAGCCAGTCTGCACCGGGTAGTGCGTAGGGTTAACTTGGATAAGGTGTTCTGTACTCATGATACCATTAAACACAGCACCACCGATAGTCCAACTATTTGAACGCACCAAGAAGGCATCCATGTTATTGAACATAGTAGTATAATCAAGCAATGTTCTATTACCCAAGGTCTTAGCTACTTGCTTTGTGAAGTCGGTCCAGCTAGCACGAGAGCTAGTAATTTCTTTGCCATAATCTTTGGCAGCTGTTACTAATGTCTTTAAATTCATACTACACCGGACCCCCTATCATACATACTATCTATATTCCTTCGAGGAAGAGCTTTCATGATACCCTTAGACGTAGCGTTAGCAATATCCTCAGCAGAAGCGTTGGAATTAGCCACATTGACATTTATCCCGCCATTAAAGACCACAGGTTGTGTGGAAGCGAATGAAGACGCTCCAGATAAACTGCTAGTATTACCTATCCAGTTATTGAACTTCTCCTTAGCTAATTGAGCATGGCCCATAATCACACCAGTAAAGGAGCCGTCACCCATAGCAGTCTTAGTGTCTTTCTTAGATTGCCATACTGATTTCAACGCAGTAGCATCTGCTTGTCTTCGTGCATAGTTAGCATATGCTGGGTCTGGTACTTCGTACCCATCAGTCCATATCTGTGTGGCTTCTTCTACTGAGCCGGCTGCTGCTGCACGAGCTGCTACTGCAGAGTAGTTATAATTAGCCCTTAGTCCTTTAGCCTCAGCTATGATATAATCTAACTGGGTCTTACGGTCAGTCCAGTCAGTACCTCTCTCAGCCGCAAAGGCTTTAAGGTCTTCGAGCCGGTCAGCATGCCACATACCTAGACCGCCTGATGGCCTGCCGTCACCGTCATTGGCCACATAGTTAGTTGGGTCATGCTCTGACTCTTGCCCATGATTGGCCACAATAGCTATAGCAAGTTGCTCAGAGAGACCATTTTTAACTAAGTAATCTATATCTTCTAACGCAGTAGTACCAGCTTCACCCTCACCAGTAAACATACCACTACCACCAGTAATCGTCTGGCCAGCTAATTTAGCCGCCTCAGAGAAGTTACCAGTCAATAATAGACCAATAATCTTGCCAATCTTACCTAGTGTGGATAAGCCACTAGCTAGCTTCTTGAAGAACTCATCAAAGAGGGTAGTTACACTCTTCCAGAAGGCCTTTATCTTAGGGTCACCTTTGAGTTGCTCTAAGAACTTAGTGAATAGTTTTATTATACTAGCCACAGCTCTTATCATCATAGCGAAGATACGTACTATCTCTGTAAGGAAGTTACAGAAGGCTTGTAGTATATCAGTCTTCTCCATGTCCTCAAAGAATATACTTAGTACTTCATATACTAAGTCCCCAAGGGTGTTGATTAAGTCAAGGACAGCGTCTGTGATTTCAGATAGTGCACCAGTAAACTCATCAAGAGTACCAGTGTCAGACAAAGTATCATAGAATTTGGTTAAGAAATTAAAAATAAGCTTGCCTAACTCAGAAGCTAGCCAAGCAATACCTGTAGCTAAACGTGTGATTAGGTCTGTAAACCTTTTTATCTTATCTGAATTTTCTATCCATTCAAAGAACTCTCTCACATATTTTAGCATACTGTCCCATGCTCCGTTGACGGAGTCTAGGGCTTCATTCAGTTTCTCCCAGTATTTACCATACATAGACTCCTTACCGTCCATGTAGGCAAAGTAGTCTTCTAGGAGTAGTAGTAGACTGCCTAGAGCTACAATTAGTGCACCAACAGGTCCACTAGCTGCGAATAGCGCTAGGCCTAAAGCAATAAATGCTTTTTTGCCTGCTTTCGGTAAATTCTCCCAGAACTCTTTGAGGTGAAGCGCTATATTCTTAAACACACGCCATATAGCAAAGAATATGTTCCTCACATAGCCAAAGCCAGTTGCGATAGTACGAGTAATTCTAGGCATGTTCTGGATAATGTAGTTATTAATCTGTTTCATGATGTCTTTAGCTTCACCAAGAGGGCCAGCTAAATCTTTCACAATATAATAAGCTATCCACTGCATACCAACAGCTATCTCTTGTTTAAGGCGAGTGAACTCGAACATAAAGTCCGTGACTTCGTTCATCATGGCTTTATAATCACCGCCCACAGACATAGCCTGATTATCAGCTAAAAGCGCTCTGTATTGCTCCCGGAGCTTCGGGTTAAGCATTACCTCGTTCTGTGATTTACCAAGGGCATCTAGGGCCATTTTCATGGACTTAGCTTGTCTCTCGGTTATCATCATGCTGGCAGATAATGTGGCATAAGAATTCTCCACATTAGCATTTGATGTGACTAATGCTGTACCAGCACTGATGATACCAAATATAGAGCCAATGATTGCAGTAGAAGCTACTGCTAGGTTCTTACCGAGCGAAGCAGTAGCATTTACCATGCCCTCAATTTTACCTAGAGCATTATCTAATTTAGAGATAGAAGAATGGTCAATATCTACTCCCAACGAGACCAGATATTCATCAATTATATTTCTCGCCATCTATAGTGCTCCTTGTAATAATTCTTGGTGTTCTTGAGCCCTACGCTTATTCTCCTGTCTTACGAGTAGTATCTCATGAGCGTCCATAAGGTCATCGAAGTCATAAGTGCCATCAAATACCTCATGCTGTCTCCACATACCCTCTATTACAGGTAAGTAAACGAATGGGTCTAGATTTTTTAGTTGGCAGACTTCATACCCTGCAGGCTCTGGAATGCTTGCGTCAAGCCGCCGCCTGTGAAAAAACCCCTTAGGTTGAACACAAGGGCCTCCAATGTAAGACGGAATACTGTCACCAAGTCATCCTCCAAGCCAATCACACCATACTGGCCAGCTGTGTTGATTACAGGTGTATTACCTGCTGGCAACACTTCATAGCATACTCGTAGGCATTTATTTTGAAGGTCTAAGAATTCTGCTTCGCTCAACGTAGAGCTAGAGAGTACCTTTGTAGCCATCTCTGTGACTGCATGAGTACCGCCCTCAAGCTTCTGACGAGCTTCTGGCTGAGCGAATTCTAAGATAGATGGCAAGAGACGGTTTAATACTGTGTAAATCACATAAGAACCAGTCCGAGCGTCAAACTTCTTAACTAGGAAGGTACGCTTCTTACCTTCTACCTCAATCTCAACTAATTTCTCTTTCATAATGTGCCTCCTTAAATAGAGCGGTTAGTTTTTTGTACATCAGCAAAGAGTAATGTCCAAGCAAGTAAGCCGCCCTGTGTTTCAAAGGTCTCATCGGGCTCTTTTTGAATAGAGCCATAAGTACCAATAACATTACGCCCCATATGAGGTGCTCGCATGGTCATAGAGATTTGAGCCCACTCATTAGTGTTAGCGCTTTTTAAATAGTTGAATAAGCCTTGTAACCAGGAGTGTAAGTCGCTGGTTTGTTGAGCGTTGACTACTACAGTACCATTATCACCAGCAATTTTGGAGGTCATAACGGAGCCATCTGCGGCCACATTGTGGGTAGAACGCTCAGTAGTTTTATTGATTTGAATAGAGCCCGCACCTTCACCATTCAAAGAGAATTGGCCGTAGCTAGGGTGGGACAATACTAATTCAATGTCAGTAAAGGAATAAGTGGAGAAGTTAGCCATTGTTACCTCCTATCGGTTAACATCAATCTGAACTACTGCACTATGAATAGCGCCAGCAAGTTTAAGAGCGATATAAATAGGTGGAGCAATACGGTTCTCACGGTCTGCTTGGTTCTGCTCAGCGATTGGCTCAGATTGAACTAGATAACCATTGTTGACAGTATCACCATATTTAAGACCAAGGATAGTATCACCACGCCAAACACCTGTTTCAAGATAGCCAATACGTTGGTAATCTTTCAACACACCATTTAGAGCATTGTGAATACGGGTCATACCGCCTTCAGTCTGAGCAATTTTAGCATTCTGTACAAAGAGGTCCATCAAGGCTAATTGACAGTCATTCTTTAACTTATCAAGATAAATGATTTCATCAAAGAATGTGCCATCGGCCATTGTGCCTTCTTCGAACATATCATAATAGAACCCACGGTTCACATAGATATTACCGTTTTGCTTTTTCAACTTATCAACCGCAGAGACAGAAATAGCAGCCTCAGAGTTCTCAGTTGTTACACCCACAATACCCTTAAATTTAAGAGTAAAAGCACTATTGATAGTGCCAGTCATCATACCCATAGCATAAGCCATGATACCCGCCACAGCGTCATCATGTTTGGTAGAGTAGATACCAATCGTACGGCGGTATTTAAGGTCTTTAGCCTTTTTGAAGATACTACCGTCACCGCCCTGTAGGTCTTCAGCTGCTTTGGATGTGAAAGCATACACTGTATCTGGGCTACAAGCATTGGTATAAGCCATGTTATCCAAGTGCTGTTGGACAGTCAACTCAGCACATGGCACTACCACATACCAGTCATAGTGAGCTTCACGGCAAGCTGTGATAGCTTGGAGCATAGTTTCATTAGCATCTTGTGTGCCAATGCAAAACTTTACTGGAGAGCGGGACTGTGCCTTGATTAAAGCCGCAGCTTTATAGAGGCGGTCATTAGTAGTAAAGCCGTCAGCTAACATGGCTTCTAGCGTAGTGTAAGTTCTCACACGTTCTTCCTTAGGAATGACTGTGTTCTTACCTACAAGGAGCATAATGTTAAAGGCTTTACGTTGAGCAGAGCGCTGAGCTAGATTAACCACAAAGTTAACTACCTCATTGAGTTGTAAAGGTTTAGTAGGCATTTGTCCTCCTATCTGTTAGTAGTAAACATATCATTGAAAGTCTTAGTTTTACTTAGGTCAATTTGGTTAGGTGACTTAGCAATACCCACAGTAGTATGGATATGGTCAATAGTACCAACGTCCTCAATATAATCATAAGACTCATTAAAAGTAAGGGTGATGTCCCATCTACTCCACCATTGACCTTGAGCTTGCTCAGGCATGCTCTGGATAGTAGGAATAGTAGGTACAAGCGCCACGTTATGGCGGTGCAGTTTAGACTTTAGCTGGTTCGATAGAATATGGCTTCTTATGAGGTCCGCCATTTCATACGAGTTGGGTCCATAGCAATAGCAGTGCAAGTCCCACACCCTAGTGCCCTTATGATGTAGTATCACGGAGTCATTAGTCTCCTCGTAGACGGTATTCCGTTGATGAGAATAAGGGTCATCTTTCTCAGTGAGATAAGTGACTACTACATCGTCATTGATAGTGAACTGGGGTGCATCTGATTGCTGGTAGGCTTCACGTACTCTACCGCTATGAAGGTCAGCGCCAAGGCAATCACAAATACAGGACTTGAGTAAGTTATAGAGCTCGGTGTATGTCATCATATACCCCCTAACTTCTTACCATACAGCTTTGTAAAGCCATGGTTTGAGTAGTCTTCTTCTTGTGTGATAGTATACGTTGCACCCTTATACCTGATACGGGGTGGGTGAGCAGAGTCAATGTTTAGGTGAGTCTTGCCCTTTACCCAGAATGTGGTTGTACATTCTAATCTTGATGTCTCAGGTAGTCGGTCCAAGTCATTCTGTGAAGTAGGTGATACTGCACCCTGAAGTGTGACTTCTTGGCCATCTGATATAACCCATTTACCGTCTACCCATTGACCCACAGACTCTATCAACGTAAAGCTAGTGGTGAACGCTGAGCGAAGGAGTAGGAATGATATATCAATCATATTCTACCTCTTTCTAATCACATAAGTAATACTGTTACGGAGCTCACCAGTATCTACAAGAGGTAATGCTGAGCCTTTTCGATGAATAGTTCTAGGACTGTTAGGAGTAAGTCCGTTGCCTGGGTCATTGATAAACTCTTTCACTTGGGCAGAGATATACATACCTAAGGCACGGAGCTTGCCGTCATTACCAGTCTTAGAATATTCACTCATAGCAGACTTTAGCTTGTCAGTAATGAACTGCTTATGCTTAGCTATTGTTGGTTGTATAGTCGGACGAGGTGGAATATTTTGTACCGGACTACCAACGGTGTGAAGCATTAATAAAGCAGCATTTCCAATAGGTCCGCCGTCTTCACGAGCATTGGCCTCTTGTGGTATGCCTATTAACACATCAACTTTGCTAAGCCTATTTACAACGTCTCTCGGTTTAATGAGAGGACGCTTAGTTACTTTCATCACCAAACGCACATAATAAAGCCGCCCATCATCTGCAAGAAATGGACGTACTGTTGACCATATATAGTCTGTTTGAAAGTGCCCCAACCATCAAACTCACTAGTAAATGAGCCAAGGTCATAAGAGACACTCATTCCACCTACAGACTCAGAAGATACTAAGCCACGAGATAAACCTTTGGATAGTACAGGGTTATCCATGTCTTCCTCTACTGTCTGCTGATATAAGGTGAGGAAATGGGCTATGAATAAGCCCATACCCAACTCCCACGTTCTATCCCACAGAGAATACTTCACACATTGATGAGCGATACCTACCCACGCTTCTACTACGTTAGTATCTAGTAGTGAGAATTGTGGGTAAGCTTCTAGGAAGTTATCACTCGTGTACTCAGGGTTATCGGTGGTGTGATACATACCAGCAGCTCTTGCTATCACAGCATATAGTTCTGCATGGCGCCACATGATTACTCACCTTTTTGAATTGCTTCGATAAGCTCTTCTTTAGATTTACCAGAGTAAGGTAAGCCCAATTCCTTAGCTTTCGCTTTCAATTCGTCTTTAGAGAGCGAATTTAGGTCCTCAGAGGCGTCTGGAGTAGGTTCCCCATCGTTTTCCTCGTCAGCAGGGGCTGGAGACCCTTGTGCTGCCGTTTTAGCGATTTTTGGACCAGCGCCATCAATTACATCAATAGTGCCATCTGCTTTTGCCCAATCGAACATAGGGTCTTGAGTAACCCAGTCAGGCAATTCAGCAAAGTCCAAGGCACGGACAGGGATAATTTGGTTGGTTTCATGATTACGGAAGCCAATCGCTTTTTTAGCAAAGATTCTAACCATATTTCCTCCTATTAGATACCATCTCGATATACGAAAGGCTCTACATAGTGTACTTTAACTTGACCTACGTTAGCCACATAAAGAGATACATAAGATGCAGTATTAGGGTCTGGTTGTGTCATAGCACGGCTGAGCTCAACAGGTAAGTCCATACCAATGAAGCGTTCTTCATTACGGTATGCAATCATACGGTCTTTACCAGCAGCACCAGCACCTTTACACCAACGGCACTCACCGATGAATAAGTCCACACCTTTAGCTTTAGCGATGTTATTTTCCAAGAGGTAGTTCAATAAAGAAATACCGCCGGACACTACACCAGCTACAGCAAGAGTTGTGTTCACCAATTTAGTATAGTGAGCAGGTGGTAACAAGATATGGTTAGGAATAGCGGACTCATCATAACCGGATGCCTCCCAAGCTGCTAAGATAGCTTCGTTGACATCGTCCAAGATTTCTTGTGGTGTTTTGAAAGACCATTCTGTTTTAGAAGCTGCGTTCATTTTAACAGAAGCAGGAGTAACGCCAGTTTGGTTCACAATACCTTGAGTACCGTATTCAGCGTTACCTACATACACATTGGAGTCCATGTACTTATCGAAGTCCAAACGTACACCTTCATTATACATTGTTTCGATAGAACGGCCAGTTACCATACCACGTTGCACATCAATATACTTGATGTTCATTGTGATTTCATAAGGTAATACCTTGAAGAGGTCTTTACCTACGTTAGCTTGGATAGAGCGTACAGCATTAGCCACACCACCTACAGCACCAGAGCCAGAGCCACCAGTTACACCGTAGTCGATGTTAAATGCAGACGTAGCTTCTACCCAGCCACCACCGGACTGAATAGTAATATCACGAGGATATGTAGTAGCTTGTAATGGTTCACGAAGTAAGGAGTCTTTCTTTTCTAACTCAGATTCCAAGAATGCCAAGCCAGAAGTAATAGCAGAAGAGTCCATTACTGGCATAGGATTGCTACCAAATTTTGGGAATGTCATGTTTTACCTCCTATTAAAGACCTTTACGGTTCAAGATAACAATTTCAGCTACGCCGTTCGCATCTGCTGTAGTAGCAAACTTAACGTCCGCTAATTCTACGGTATTTGTACCGTCAGCAGCTGCAGCAAAGTCACCCACTTCTTTACCAGCAGAGGCTACTTTGTAAGCGTATACTTTAGCACCAGGTTTAGCTGTACCAGCCACAACATGGACAGTGATAGAGCCACGTTCGAGGATATCACAAGCATCTCCTGTGATATATTGGCCAAGGTTTTGACCTGTGTATGCTAACGCAGATTTCACACGTCTCATAGCTACACCAGCGAACTCGCCAGCGAATGGCACAAGTAAGCCATCAGCATTAAGCTGTACAGCTTGACCAAAGTTGATTGGGCCTTGTTTCACAGGGAAGGTACGAGATACTTCATCACCTGTTCTAGCAATTTGACCTGGATAACCAAAGTTTAGAGATTTACCGATTACTTTTCCTGGCATTATTATTTACCTCCTTTGAAATGTGGGTTACGGGAACGGCATGCTTCACCAAAGCCACCACCAGTCACTTGTTTGGAGTGTTTAGTAGTGTGATTGAAGAGCTTATCATAATCATCATTGACCGCTTTACGTTTTAAAGCATGGTTCAATTTGTTAGTGATAGCAGCTGCATCTTTAGCCGGCATACGGGCAATTTGAGGGCGGATAGCTTTTAACATATAGGCCACAGTATCATGGTCTAAGTTTTCAGCAATTTCCTCTGGGGATGCTTCGCCATCTTCGTCCAATGCTTCTTCTTCGTCTTCGTCAGTGAGGAAATCTTCATCCTCATCTTCGTCTTCAACGAAGTCCTCTTCGTCATCGGAGTCTTTAGCTTCAAGTGCATCTAAGCGGTCCATGATTGGTTTAAGTGCATCTTGAATAGCTTTAGCAGTAGGGTCTTCTGTTGGTTCAGTGTCAACAGTCTCACCCTCTTCAAGTTCGTTGACAGCATCCGCTGCTTCTTTGATGTCCTCTGGGGTTGTGTCTTCATCATTCACAAACACATGGAACATTCTGTCTAGGATGCTTTGTTTCTTTTTAGCCATCTTTTTCCTCCTTGTAGGCTTCTCATCACGGATAGCAACAGAGCTACCAGCTCTGCCTTTACCCACAACGGCAACATGGTTTCCCACAATATCAACCTGCTCAAGCTCGCCGTTAAAGTCAGCATATGAGCAAGTATAACCCGCACTGATTTCTCTCTTACCATCTTTGATAAGCGAGATAAGTGTAGGGTCATATATCACAAGGTCAGCTACAACTTTATCGGAGTCTTCGCCTGTACCTCTGTGAACATTCTTACAGACACCCTTGAGATAGGACATAGCGTCACCACCCTCGACTAGCTTAGGTGGATGGTCATTAGTGACCGGCTTGCCTTCAAAGGAGTCTATAGCGGATTTCTTGAATACTTCCTCTGGCCGGCGGTATACTTTCACAATATCTAGCTCGGGTTTACCGACTTCAGAGCCTAAGTATTCTTGTGTACCCACTCTAGCGAGAGGTACGTTATGACATACCAAGAAGCCCTCAGGCGTCTCGGCTATGTTATCACTGATTCTAGAGCCATAGTAACTATTTGCCATGGTATCACCTACTTGTGGAGATTGTGAACTTCTTTTAGAAGACGTTCTGCAATATCGCCATACCTAGCACCTACTTTTGGTGATAATCGAATAGTACCCACAATCTCTTGAAGAGTTTGGGTAGTACTACGTAAACCGCCTCTGACTAGGGCAGCTACTTGGTAAACATCAGAGCGCTTAAGGTCTCGGCCTTCATCGTGGGCACGGTTATAAAGGTCAATTTCTGCCTCACCTAAATTGCGTTCGATTGATTGTCGTAGCTTAGGTGTAAGCTTAGTGCCGGTGAACTTCTTATAGTCTTGGAAGTCACTTCTCGCACTATTCATCTTAGCGGCTTGTCTAGCAGCTGCACTAAGTTGCTCGTTAGTCATACCACCTTCATTAGAGCTGCCCTTATTACCCTCTTTATGTAGGGTAGAAGCAATACCTTTTGCTATTTTTTCATAGGTATAATTCCGCTTATTAAGTAAGCCATCCTTATGAGTAGGTAAACCCTTTATAGCCTCTTCAAAGCTTTTTGCACCCCCTTCAAACATAGCTTTTAAATATGTTATAGTCCTTTGTATATCAGTAGGGGGAAGTGTAACACCCCGAATATGTGAGTTTACCATGTATGTATTACCCATTTTATCAAGCTTATAGTCAACCAGTCTATGGCGTTCTAGAGTATCAAATTTCTTAGTAAGATATTCTGGCTTATCGCTAGCCCCGCCAGATGACTCTGATTTACTAGTCTTAGGCTCTGATGCGGTAGCACTTACACCAGTTTTGATACCGGGTACAGCATAGCCATTAGAGACAATAGCACGGGCTAACTTATCAGACTTGATACGAGGCGGCTTCTGTGTGGTCACACGTTCACCTTTATTAGTCCACGTATAAGTGCCATCTTTGTTGGCCACAATAGGCTCTTTGCCTTGTGCTTTCAACACACGATTAGCAACAGAAATCTGTTTCTCTTTGCTCATCGACTTAATCTGGCTAGCTACGTTGGCTTTAGCATCTGCTTTCTGACCAGAAGAAAGAGCCTTGTATGATTTACTCATAGTGGACTTTTTCTTTTCTTTAGCCGGTGCACTGCTTCCGCCGTTGCCTTTGCCAAACTGGCCATTCTTTGCACGTGGATGCTTGGACTCGTCCCAATCAGCGTCAAAGATAGCTATTAGCTTATCAAAGTTCAATCACAATACCTCCTTCCAATGTTTTTGAATAAATTCACGTTTAGACATTCGTACTATGGTGCCATGAAGGTGCACTTTGAGATTGCTTGGTATCTGCTCAACCGTTACTAAAGGAGACGGAAAGCAACGGCAGTTGAAGATACATCCTGGATGGTAGGGTCCGTAGTCTCTATCATCACCCTCAAGTTTCTCTGGGTTAGGCGGGTCATCCCATGAACACACCACACCGTCCATATGGTTGTGAGATGAACGAGTGCGGACATCATGAGTAGAACGCCACACATACCACTTAGCACCGACTTCATGGCAGTCATTTTCTAGGAGCATAGTATTAGTACGAGCTACTTCTGTCCTAGCCACAAGGGTAGCCTTTGCCTTAGACAGTTGTGGGTACTGTTCTAATATCTCAGCGGCAAGTGTGCTGGCTCTCACACCTTTTAGGTGCTGGTCAGCAATTTTGGTTGTGATTTCTCTAGCCAAATTCAATGGCATTGTACGGATAAGACGAGCTGTTTCAAGTACTTGTGTTTGTAACATCGTAGCCCTACGCTCTTTGCTGATAAGTCGATAGAGCTCAGGGTATTGCCTACGATAACCGCCAAGCAACTTAGTGACAATACGAGAAGCCAAGTTGTGAGTGTACGTCTGGAACTTTGTACTGTTCACCCAATCAGTCAGTTTCTGCTCGTTGAGTATCAGAACCTTGGCCTTCTTGAGTATTTTCAGTAGTTCCTGCTGGACTTGCATTTCCAAGCGCCTGTTCAATATCTGGCACCTCCTCGCCCATTAGCTGAGTATCAGTATCAGCTTTCTCTACGATGTCATCCGTGATATTGGACCACATTCCAGTCATGTCCGATGATTGTTGTAGCTCACGGAGAGCCACTTGCTGACTTATGAGGCCAGCAGTGAAAGCTTGTACCACTGCAGTAGTTTGTTTAGAGCCAAGGTCAGATTTCTCATCATCCGTAGGACGTCTCACAGGGTTAAAGACTATCTGTAAGTCGTCCGGAACAGCTCCAACAGAAGAGATAAAAATAACTGGTAAAAGCTTTTCAAGCACCGGCAATAGCTGAGTTTGTTGGTCACCTTCGATACGGTCATAGTAGTTCTGTAGGTCAGACTCGCCCGTTGCATCCATGCCCGCTGGTGAGCGGCCAAAGAGTTTAGTCACAGGAATGCCACAGGCACCACTAACGTCCATCATAAACCTATCATAGACTTCACCAATACCACTAAAGGTATACTGGTGAGACTCGTAGCTAGCGTTCTCATCGAGTAACATCATAGCATTGCTATTCATGATTTCGTTTACCGCACTGACTGTGTTGTAAAGCTTCTCACGAGCAGCATCTGTCCCGCTCAACATCATTGAACTTACGCCGGGAGCTTTCATCACACGAATATTAGCCATAAAAGTAAGCAAAGCCACATTCCAGGACACGTTGTCTCTTTTCTCAAGCTCCGGAAGGATATGCTCGATGAGAGAAGTGCCCCAGTATTGCTCTGCTTGCTCTTCCATTCTTGGCATCTTTCTGCCAATAAAACGGAGGACCCGGCTATGATGTATTTTCACAGCCGAGCCATCGTCTAAATTCACTTGGTAATATTTAGGTAAGCCAAGTTCTTCGCTATCAAGGTCTGCCACTAATTCGCTGGAAGGGTTTACACCAACCCATCTGTCTAGCACCAGTATACCTTTAAAGCATCTAGGCATTAAGGTATCATGGTCTAGGGGTTGGTCTAAGTTTTGCATATCATTAATAAGCATTACACCGATAGCACCGCCATACAGTCTTCCCCAAGCAAGACCTTCATAAAGCTTGGTATCTACTCGCTTCTTGCGTAGTAAAGACCACACCTTATCAAGGTCATCCGGTGAGAGAGTTGTCACTAGGTCATAGCCATTCTTGAGCATGTCTTGTGGGACCACATTGACCATGTTCTGGATAACCCAGTGATTTCGGTAGAGTGCAGTCAATTTCTGATAGTCCCATGACTTACGCTCTAGCGGGTATTGTGTATGGTTGAGAACATTAGGCATACCAGCTCCCGTACGAGTAGCCGGGTTAGAGAAGCCATCCTTGACCACCACGGTAGTCTTTTTCTTACGTTTTCTACTCATAAGCTAGGCATTCTCCATTCTTGCACAATAGTCTTACAGAAGTATCGGCAAGCGTCACAGGCATGGTCATTGGCCTTTATTGGCTTCTCTATGCCTTTCAGTGCTGAGGTCTCGTCCCATTGATACACGGACAACTCCTGGAGGAAGTTAGTACAAGCCTTAGCCACTTTGAGCTTACCGAGGTTAAACATCGTACTCATAAGACGAATACCATCGAGTACGCTGTTATCCGCTTCGATTACCACCACACCGTTCTGGCGGAGTAGCGCTATAAAGGAAGCAGCTGATGGGTCAATGATGACAGCAGTATACTTCTCAGCATTGCCCATGAATTTGAATAAGTCCTGGAGGTATTCGTTATCAGACTTCTGCCGCTGCTCGGTACGTGAGTTCCAGTAGTATTCTCGGTCCACATAGACATCATCACCGGTGTCTATGATGTCGAGGAACACCATTGGGTTAGTAGTACCATAGTCAATCGCTATGAAGTGGTCTATTGTGAAATCCCACTCAGGCAGAGTCTCATACACCATGGACTCATTGAAAGAATCATAGATAAGACCCTCGGCGTTCACCCATTGTCCTTCTATCATTCGTTTGTACCACATACCTGTATAAGCACCTTTGATGAAGTTTAAATACTCTGGGTCTAGGTTCGGGTTATCGTCTAAGAGCATGTGGTAGCGTTTAACCATGCCAGAGGCTAGTTTATTCTCATCAGTAAGGAAGTTCTTATACAGGTAGTGGAACGGCGTGTCTGGGTTCGTAGTTGCATATAGCTTAGACCCAGCCACAGACATTCTATTGAGCAACTGGTTGAAGAACCGCTCAGGCATGAGTGAGACTTCATCACAGTAAGCTCCAGCTAGTGTTTTGCCCCGTAGGTATTTCTCGGAGCCTTCGTCCTTCGCACCTATGACCTTAATCTTGCGGCCAAAGAGCACCAAGTCCCCAGTTTGCCGGTTGTAGGTGTAGTTCTCTTGGCCCACAGTATCAAAGAGGTCATTGAGGACATTATCGTACAAAGTGTCTTTAGAGACACCAGTCATGAGCAGTAAGCCTGGAGGACCTTGCTCAATGTACGTTAGCCACTTTGGTATCATGGCCACAGTCTTACCAGAACGCACACTACCATCTAGTATGTTGATTCTGGCATCTTGTTGAATTGGGTTGCAGATAAACTCTAGGTGTTTAGGACCCCATTTACCAAACTCAATCATCTTCAACCTCCATAGCAGCTTTTAGGGTATTCACAAGCTCTTTTAGATTACCCCGGTCAGTATCTTTGTCCAGTAGCTTAATCTCCATCTGAAGCTTAGCTACCCGTAGACGTTGCTCTTCGTTGAGTATGTCATCAGCGAGTAAGCGTCTCCATTGAATAGCCATGCTGGCCAATGTTGCATTGGCTTGGCTAATGGCTCTCATGAGATTAGCGAAGTATTTAGAAGCAAAGATATCACCCTCGTTCTCACACATGGTGAGGAAGCGGAGTGCTCTCACAATCATAGTATATTGTACTATCATGCCTTCATAGACCATCTGTTGCGGGTCAAGGTTATCATGTTCAAGCACAAAGCCCATGATGTCAGGTGGAAGCTGGTCCATAAGTAGCTTATTTTTATACCTATTTTCAGCTGGGAGGGCGGTCTCAGGTGCTATGATGAGGTTACCCTTAGAGCGTGGACTCTTTTTGCTGCTGCGAGTGCGTTTTGTCATAGTATCACCTCACAGTCCCAATAAAAAATACCCTGTCGGGTACAAGTTCATCATATCAAAAGTTTTTACTTTTGTCAACAGGTAAATTCTTAAAAGTTTTATAAACAAATTTGGCCTGTGAAAAAGGCACAGTCAAGAGGAGACTTTGACCATGCCCGGAAAAGTAGTATGGGTTTGTTTAGTTGAAAGGGCTTAGGATTGTAATTGTATTAAGCCATTTTGTCTTCAATAGCTTTGCGTAAGTCTGCAAGTTCTTCAGACTCACTGTCCCATTGGTATTTAGCTTTAGGGCCGAAGCCTTCAGTCTTTTCCAATGGGGTGGCTTTCAAGCCAATTTTACGTGCCAATGCACGGATGTCTTTGCCTTCTAAGCCGTATTCTTCAGCTAAGTCAGCAATAGTGACAGTAGTTGCCTTTGCTTTTGCCATGTTCCGTTTCCTCCTTTCATGGACAAACAATAGTATCGGTTATGCTCACATTATACCATTGATTTTGGATGATGTCAAATAGAAAACTCTTTGGTCAGTTGCACACAACCAATCATCGGTAATGGTCTACTTTGTCATCGCCCCAACGGTACACAGGTTTCTTACCACCCTTAGGTTTCCATGTACCCACAGGGTCTGTACCGCCTGGTTTACTACCCTTTTTCTTCAAGCTGTCATGGTACGCTTCCTTCCAGCCTTCCATCTGTTCATCAGTGAGCTTCATTTCTTCACCCACTCTCGTACAGGTACAATGCTACGGGTAGTGTGTGAGGTACGTCCACAAGAGAACACATAATCTTTACCGTCTTTGCGACCGGCATAGTGAGCAGGAATCCACTCATCCGAGTAGAGCGGTTGGTAGAATACGGGTGTATTCACAGGACATGGGCCACTGTCATACGGTATCATCTTACGGCTCATAGTGGTATCACCTCATCAACAGCAATCATGCCATCTTGAGTGTATGAGGTGCGGCCCCCGAGGTACACATAGTCCACACCATCAATCTGGCAAGCATAGTGGCCAATGAGCCAGCGAGCATTCACAAACTTGCTCTTACGGTTATACATCACAGGTTGGTCTTTCACCAAGGGTTTAGGTTTAAAGAATTCACAAATTTTAGTCCACATTTCAAGGTTCCTCCAGTTTCATCAGCTATACGGCTATTGGTATCATTGCTCACATTATAGCATATGCCCATTGTCTCATGTCAAATACAAAATTCTTTACGGTATATGGACTGGTGGGGTACTACTGATACGATGTACGAATACGTAACGTAAATTACGTATATCGTATTACGTAGTAATACGTCATTTTTTCCAAAAAAATTATGACCTGGTGCGAAAATTTCATAATTGCCCTGGGTGTGATTAAGTCCTCAGGCCAAAATTTTTTTGGAAAAAGTTTTGGAAAATTTTTCCCAGGCTTTTGGAAAATTTTTTCCAAAAAATTTCATAATTCCGACGGCGCATTCTCAGAGAGTACGCCGCCGAGAGTCCCGCCAAATCATTTGGAAAAAGTTTTCCATTTTTTTCCAAATTTTTTCCAAAATGGTGACTCCGCTGGCGTTCATACTGCGAGTGGGGCCAAGAGGGTCCCGTGTACAAATCGTTTGGAAAAATTTGGAAAAAATGTGTTTTATGAGCGGCGAAGTTACGGAGGTAGTGTGGGCGATTCCTGTTTACTACATATGTTCGAAAAAACCCTCCGACACCGCATTGTACCGTTAGAGCCTGATGAAAGACGGGACGCCAGTACAGAATCCAGCGCTGGCGATGTACAGTGCACACGGACAAAATCGCCTTGGCCACTTGGACCTTCACCGTCTCAGCGAGTACACTATGCCGTACCTGTTGTAAGTTTGGTGCTCAGGGCATGCGAGCGCTACACATCCCCACACACTACGTACCACTGCTCCAAAGACTGCAAAAAGAATAGGCCCAAGAGATAACTCTAAGGCCCATACTCGCGTTTGGTGGTAAATAATACATTACCTCTTATGCTATTTGTATCATTCTCAGTGGTGAATAATCACGGTTCTTGCCTTCCTGCACTACGTAGTAGACACCGTCCCTAATATGCCAATCAACATTACCACACAATAGAAACGGAGCATCTCTACCCGTACAACGAACCAAGTTCCCTCGTTTGTGTATCATGGTCCACCCCTCGCTCCTTAAATAGCGAATTATCGTCCATGGGGCGTTTTCCCCCTCCTCGCCATCTAAATACACAACGGACACACGTCTCCGCCCTTGTGGGTCATTTGAAGCGATTCTATAGCCATCTGTCATTTTACGTTTATAGTCATCACCCCACTGCTTCACATTGTATGCTCTCTGTGGCCATCTCTCGCTCTTGAGGATTCTGTGCCACCCACTCTCCTCTATCCTATAGTGCCCACTCAGTATACCTTCAAACAAAGGCTCTTCGTATCTGTGGCCCCACACGATAGGCATGTGGCCTTCACTAGGCTGGCTGATGACATCACCATAATTTGTGATTGTGAATACCTTTACACCCGCCATACGCATATTCTCCACTAGCGGTGTGCCTATCCACACATACCGGCCAGTACCCTTGCTGGCACGTACACCCTCTAGACGCTTCAAGCCACCGTCTGTACATATTGTGCCTATCCGGTACCTACCTGGTCTGTAGTCTTTGTTGGCGGGTATCACCAACCTTGGCAACCCGTCACCCTCACACTCCCACCGGTCATCGTAGACATTCACCCACCTATACCCTAGGCGTCCTATCGCTGTCATCATAGGCTATACAACGCTCCTTTCTTCTTCACTCGTCCGTCACCAGTCAACACTTTGCTCACCTCATACTTGCTAAGACCTGTGCCTCGTACGATGTCAGCTAATCTCTGGCCACCCGGGTACATGCTGAGGTAATCAAGCACTATACCAGCACTGTCCTCGCTGTCACTACCCTTCTCGCCCACCTTAACCCTATAGCGTACCTCGTCACTGTCTATCTGGAGGACAAGCTTACCACCCGGTGAAGCGGACCTGAACTCACGCTCTATGACCACATCACCCTCATCTCTGCTGAGGAAGAGCGAGCTATCAGTCCAGCCATGCAGCGTTGCACTACCTAGCATTCTCTGCCCACCACGGCTACTCGAGCCATTCTTATTCCAGTGATGTATGACCATAATGCTACACTTATAGGTATCTCGCACCGAGAGCAAGAACTGTAGCACAGGTGAAAGCTCCTTGGCGGAGTTGATGTCACCCTCGAACATGAGATAGAGTGGGTCAAGTATAAGCAACTTAGGGCGTATCTTCTCTACATAGTCCATCAGCATATCACAGTCCTCAGCGTTATCCAGCGAGAAACCACTATTATTAATGTGATATATAGGCAACACCGGTGGCCACACTATATCCAGTACCCGTCCATTGATACTCACACTACCTACAAGACCTTTGCTCTCTATGATAGCTTCAAGGCGGCTCTTCACGGTCCACGGTGCGTTCTCGTTCTGTACGATGAGCACAGGTCCAGGGTCATCCACATCATACTTATCCCACAGCTTAGCTCCACTAGCAACACTCACAGCTATATCTGTGGTGATAGTACTCTTGTAGGTCTTAGGCTCGCCAGCAACAATACCATGGCTCTGCTTCATCCATATATCACGAATAAGCCATCCAGGACGGTCTATGAGGCTACCCATGAGGTCTTCATACCCAAGTAGTACATCATCCACTGGCTCTTTCACACGGAGCGTACCCTGTATACTTTGCTGGTAGACTTTGCTGACCTCAGTGTAGATACGCTCCTGCTCGTCAGAGCGTCCTCGGTACTTGTTCCAAGCGCTGTCACGGATAAGCACCACAATGTCTTCGAGCGGTATCTGTGACTTCACGAGCTCACTCTCTAGGTACCACAGCATATCACTTCTGTGACCTGGCTCAATGCGGCTAGGTGGATACTGTAGCATACGACTTACCTTGGCTGGTATCTCTCGCTTGTACTTCGTGAGCAATCGTAGCAGGAGGTTCTCGTGCGTACTAGTATCATCCACTACTACCTCTACCTCACTCTCAGGGATATGAGCGATATTCTCCCACTTCTGCCACAAGAGTTTACCAGTCACCACAGGCTTATACTTATGATTCTTACCACCTGGTACTCTCAGCACTTGCGTGAGGTCCCAGCCACTTCTGTCGGCTCCCACAGCATACGAGAGATTCCTGTTCCGTGCAAGCCAGTCCTCCACGCTGAGGTCATTACTGTGGAGCCATACCGCCTGATACCTGCCAGGGCTACTCTCCCAGGCCACACTCGGCTTTGTGCTTAGCTTACGTGGGTCAACCGGGTCCAAGTCAGCATAATATACATTATGACTTATCACATCTTGCTGGTGTCTACCTGGCTTACTGTACACAGCTGGGCTCCAGTAAATATCATAGCCGTCCCTCTGGCTATGCTCACTGTACCACTCTTGCACCTTGGCTCTGTCCTGTGGCCACTTCCAGGAGCGGTCACTCCAGTAGCCATCCTCGGTGCTCGTCAGGTTAGTGTTGCGTTCACTCATGCTAACGTAGCCGCTCACACCTTGAGCATCCCAAACCTTGAATAATATATTAATCATTATTATAACCCCTAACTGGCCACTTCTCAGGTAAGTATCTTGTATCACATACCCAAGACCAGCCTACTTTTTTACCCTTAATCTTTTTCATACGGATAGCGTACAGCACTTGGCGATTAGTTACACCGTACCGCTTAGCTACTTCATTAGTACTTATCAGCATTGTCTCACCACCTTACTATAATGTATATATATAGACATTAATAATATTGTATGATTACATTATAATTATGCTACTATAATTTGTCAATTAATTTGTAGAATTTTACTATTTACAAATGTCCACCGGGGTGATATAATATGAGCATAACCAATTCTATTAATTGCTACTATCGTAGCTACTAAAAGGAGGTAAATATGTATAAGGTCTATGCATTCCGGAAAGGTAAAGCTGCACACACGAAAGCACTCGCTTTACCGATAGCACAAGAAGTAGCTAACAGAATAAGAAATGAGGTGACTACGGCTATGATAGTGAATGTGGAAGGTAAATCTAACCCGCCAGTTGGTTATAAGCACAGAGGTAATAAGTACTGGTGCCCATACTGTGGTGCTGAACGTACCTTTACCACTAACAATACTCTTGGTACTAAGAACTGCTCTGTGTGTGGTATCAGTACCAGCGACTTTGATGTAAAGAATGCCAATCATCTTTGGCAGAAGGAAGGTTAATGATGAAAATTGTACTAGAGAAAGACAATAATCTAACAGTATCTATTAGTGATGAACTTACCATGGAGGAAATTGCCTATTGCTTGAACACACTCACATACCAGCTCTTGAAACGATTCCCAGAAAAGGGCTCTCTAGTGATGGAGTCTGTGGCACAAGCCTATGCGGCTAACGGCCAAGGCAACGTAGTATTCTTGGATGCTGCCCATGATAACGATAAATTCCAACCAATGGTCTCTGGTAGAAGAACTAACAATATAGAAGCTACACTAGAGACTATGGCGTATCTAGACCTTACTATCGTAAACACTGCTCTAGAAATGGTAGATAATATTGCGGAGGCTATGACAGATGAAGCAAGTAATAATCATTGAAGGAATGGATAACACGGGTAAGTCTACCCTTGTTAAGAAGATACAAGACTACCTACCTCACCACGAGGTAGTAGTCTCACCTGGACCATGTGCTGAACACGCTCAATGGTGCAGAGATGAACTCGCTCGCACAGATAATAGAATCTATGACCGATTCCCTATCTTCAGCGAGACCGTCTACGGCACCATTATCCGTGGCTTCAGCGATATCCATAACTATATGCAAGAGCTCATAACACTCCTGCAAGTAGCTAAGCCACTTATTATCTATTGTGACCCAGGTCTTGAGGTGATACGGGGCACATTCCATGAACGTGAGCAGATGGAAGGTGTCAAAGAGAATGACCAGAAGTGCTTACTCGCTTACCGTAACCTCATGAAATCAGCAGAACGATGGATAGGCAAAGACAATGTGGTCTACTATGACTTCACCAAAGACCCAGATGCACAACGTATATTAGACCGATTGGAGGAACTATAATATGAATATCACAGATTTTACATCCCCTAACGAATATCCACAAGGTGGCTACTTAGCCGCTATCTTCGAACGCCAAGCAAGCCTCATGGAGAAATACCATGCCATTGAAGAACGCAATGGCTTGCTCCAGACAGGTGACTGCCCAGTCAATATCCATGACGCTAAAGGGCAAGCTCGTCTCAAGGACTTTGCTTGGAGAATCACAGAAGAGATTACCGAGGCCACAGAGGCTAGAGACGTACTTGACCACTTCGAGCATTACCTAGAAGAAATGATTGACGCTCTCCACTTCTTGGTTGAGCAACAAATTCTAGCCGGTATCACTGCTGAGTCTTACCGACCAGAAGGTCTCAAGACTGACCTACTCGACTACCTCATGTTTGAAGGTAATAACTATGTGACTAGCCTAACGCCAATCACAGAGTACCACATTATTGAACGGGTAGGTCTCGCCATGAACTGCTTAAAAAACAAGCCGTGGAAGCAATCACAAATGATGACCGATGAAGAGAAATTCTACGGCTACATGAGGGAGTCTCTTCTAGCACTACTCGCTGTACTCGTTAGAGCTGGTCTCACTGCACAGGATGTGTATGACCTTTACTTCCGTAAGAACGAAGTCAATAAGTTCCGCCAACGGAGTAACTACTAATGAATATCACAGAACACTGGTTGCACCAGATTAAGACACTGGCCTATGATAGCTCAGAGCCTATGATTGTGAAAGGTCTCACAAAGCTAAGAATCGGCCACCGCTTTAGAATACCTGGTGAGGATTGGCTACAAGGTTGCTCACATGACCTTGTGGACCTATCCTATAGCAGTAATGAAAGCAAGATAAAGCATCTTGAACGGAACTACTTCGATAAAGACCGTTATGATATGTTCCTAGAGAAGCTTGACCTCCGTAGTGATATGGGTGCTAGTATCTTGACCTATGACTTTGGCCACAAGCCTAAAAGAGCTAAGTCCCAAGGGTATTGCTTGAATAACTTAACTCTGGTGGTAGATAAGAAGCGAGCATGGGTATTCCTGAACTACCGCTCTACTGAAATCATACAGAAGTTTGGTGCTGACCTATACTGGCTCTATAATAACATTATTCCACCGCTCATCGAAGGCAAAGAGCTTCAATATGTGGACTTCACGTTTGGCTCAGCTTATAGCCAAGGTCTGTTCACTATCTTACTATTTCAATTCATGCCGGCTAAGGATGTCATGGACTTTGTGGTTAACTGCCCACATGACTACTGGAGACATAAGATGCTTTATTGTATCGGTCACCATGCTAGCTTACATCCAGAGCATGAAGACAAGTTCAGAGCTCAGCGCCGTATGCATGAGTACTACTATAACTACTGCGATGATTTAGACTACTGCTATAAAGTCTTAGAGAAAGAAGGATATATCAAATGAGAATTTACCAAAACTTTAGAGAAGTTCGTTCTGAGGTCAAACGTGATTTAGCTGAGATGGGTATCAACGTACACACTCAAACATACCAAGATAAGTTCATTGGTGATGACCCAATGATGGCTACGAAAGAGCTCCAGAACTATATGTACTGTGTGGTTGATACGAGCCACCCGGCTGATATGTTGCCAACACAACCATGGGCGGATGCTGAATTCCAAGAACGTATCTCAGGCCAACACATGAACCCAGGTGAAGCCTATAGACTACGTAAAGAGGTATGGGATAACTTCCTCGATGAAGAGGGCAAGTTCGGCTACACATACCCTGACCGTATCAGCGACTTCAATCAAATTGACCGTATTGTAGCTACTCTTGAGAACGATAGCTTTAGCCGTCAAGCCTATATGTCTATCTGGACACCAGAAGACATTACTAAAACGGGTGGTGTATCTCGTGTACCATGCTCTCTAGGGTATCAGTTCCAAGTGCGTAAGGGTGCACTCAACATCACCTACCTACAACGCTCCAGCGACTTTGCTACACACTTTAATAACGATGTATTCCTAGCCGTTCAGATGCAACATCACATAGCTAAACGCTTAGACATGAAGCCGGGCACATTTACCCACTGGATTGGCTCTCTCCATGTGTTCATGAAAGACATTCAAGGAGTATTCTAATGGAAAGAATTTCACGAGATGAATTATATAGCCAAATAGCTCAACTCGTGTCTAAACGTGGTACTTGCCCTAAACTTCAAGTTGGGGCAGTATTCACCTTAGATGGTAGAATTGTATGCACTGGCTATAATGGTGCACCTTCTGGTATGCAACACTGCACAGAGGTGGGATGTCAAGAGGATAGTGACCACCACTGTACCACGGCTCTACACGCTGAAGCTTCTGCTATCAGCTATGCAGCCCGTAAAGGTATTGCTCTTGAAGGCTCTACCTGCTACCTCACAGTTGACCCATGCCATTCATGTGCTAAGCTACTTATCAATGCTGGTGTAAAGAGAGTAGTGATACTCAGTGAATATACCGGCAGCCACAACGGTTATAGAACACTTGTCTATGCTGGTGTGGAGGTGGTTCGATGAACTATATTGACATCAAGAAAGGCTCTAACATACTCATCTTAGGCGGTCAACCTGGCTACTCTGATGAAGCTACAGGAAAACCATTCTCTGGCCGAGTTAAGAAGCAACTTGAAGAGCTCATAAGTATACTTGGTGTAGAGCCTTCAGAATGCTCTACGGCTTATGTGTGTGAAGAGCTAGTCACAGAGAAGGTCTCTAAGAAGATTATCAAAGAGAGCTATATCTCACGTATTGAGCCATTGCTACCACAGTTTAAGTATATCATCGGAGTTGGCTCTGTGGCCGCTACAGCACTGATGGGTAAAGGTAAGATTACTGACTGGGCCGGCTCTATCACACCTAATGACTACGGCACTACCATGATATCCATGGACCCAGCGATTACCTTCCGACAACCACAGAAGTGGGACCTTGTGAAAGCACACTGGCACAACTTCTCTTTATGTATCAAGGGAAAGATAGAAGATGAGAATGTACTTAATTATACCTTGGTGAATACACCCAACAAAGCTAAGGCCATGATAAAGTCATTGGCTGCAGCAGATGCTATCTCTTATGACATCGAGACCACAGGTCTTAACCCGTTAGACCCTGATGTTGTGATAACGTGCCTAGGGTTAGGTGTAGATGGCGCTGAATGGGTTATCCCAATTGACCATGAAGGGTCCCCTTGGAGCTCTGACGATAGAAACCTTAGGAAAATATTGGAAAGCGTCATACGGGTCACAAAAGGCAAGAAATTGATAGCACAAAATGGGAAATTTGATAATAAAATGATGTTGACCAAACTTGGTTGGAGATTTCACCAGACCTTTGATACTATGCTTGCCTCGGCTCTCTTGAACGAGAACACACCTAATGGTCTTAAAGCTATGGCTACTGTGTTACTTCATGCACCTAGCTATGCTCTTGAGGACCACGGTGCTAATGAGCTTGATATGCATAAGCTAGCTAAGTACAATGCTTATGATGTGCATTATACCCTAAGGCTCTATCACCTGCTGAGAGCACAGCTTGTAGAGGATAAACCTCTGTCTAGAATGTTCAATAAGCTTATTATGCCCGCATCACGGGCCTTTGAAGACGTTGAGTTACATGGTGCATACATTGACCCGGACAAAGTGGATAGTGTGATTAGCCAGCTTTCTGGTAGTATGCAAGCTTCTCTGAAGACACTAGCTGAACTGTCCGGCCATGATGACATCAACTGGAATAGCTCACAGCAACTAGCTAAGCTACTCTATGATGAGATGGGGCTACCCATCCTGGAGCTCACAAAGTCCGGTAAGCCAAGCACTAATGGTGAGAGTGTGCTACCACGGTTAAGAGACCAGCACCCTATCATCAGTGAGCTCTTGTCTTATCGTGAGCAGAAGAAGTTGCTGGAATTTCCTACCAAGTGGAAAGAGGTAAGCATTGATAATCGTATACACCCATCCTTCCTACTGCATGGTACAGTTACCGGCCGTATCTCATGCAAGGACCCTAACCTACAGCAAGTGCCACGTAATAAACTAGTGCGTTCATTAATCAGTGCTCCACCTGGTTGGACATTATGTGAAGCCGACTACTCACAAGCTGAGCTACGTATAGCCGCTATTATGAGTGGTGACCCCACACTAAAAATGTGCTTCCAGACTGGCATTGATGTACACCAGAAGACCGCCTCCAATGTAATGGGTGTACCACTAGAGGAAGTCACAAAGGACCAACGTAAGAAAGCTAAGGCAGTTAACTTTGGCTTCTTATACGGTATGTCCGCCAAGAAGTTCCGTGAATATGCTCGGGACAAATACGGTGTAGACTACACTGAGGAAGAAGCTATAGAGACCCGCCAACGATTCTTTGAGTCCTACTTCGCATTACCCACATGGCATGACCGTATGAGACGTCTTGTCAAAAAGTATGGCTATGTTAGGAGCCTAATCGGCCGTAAGAGGAACTTGCCTGATATATACAGTAGCGATAAAAAGCTGGCCGCTGAAGCTGAACGCCAGGCTATCAACTCACCGGTGCAAGGCCTGGGCTCTGATTTCAACATATACTCTCTAGTACGTATGGCCCACACCTTAGACATGTCCAGAATTAAAATTGTGGGCACTGTCCATGACGCTATCCTCTTTGAGGTACGTAATGACTATCTAGAAGAAGCTGTTCCTATTGTGGTAGACATCATGACGGATATGGAACACATCGAGAGGGTCTTTAAGACTCAAATTACCGTACCTATTGATGTAGAAGTAAAAGCAGGTCCGTGGGGCTCCGGAGAAGTGGTGTATGATGATATAAACGGGGTTAACTTTGACAAACTCCGGGAACTCTCCAAATCGTAGAATTTTACCATTGACATCACATATCCAAAATGATATATTATAACCATGAAAGGAGGTGACTAGATGGAGCCACCCGTAATATTATCATTTAGCTCCATCAGAGATTGGAAGTTCTGCCGTCAAGCGTGGCACTATAAAAGAGTCCAGAAGTTACAAAGACGGAGGAAGTCCCTGCCGTTGCGAAGAGGCTCTATTATCCATGATTGCCTAGAACTCTATCTCAAAGGTGAAGACTGGTACCCAGTCATTGAAGAAGCACAAGCCGAGTATGACCTCCTCATGGAAGAGGAAAAAGAATACTACGGCAATTTACCAGAAGAATGTGAGCGTATCATGATTGGCTATGAAGAACATTGGGCCAATGATAAATACCACACAATAGCCACAGAGTTGTCCTTTGGTAATGTGAAAGAAGGTCAAGAGCCATTCGAGATAGTACCTGGTGTATTCATCACCGGACGTATTGACTGGCTATTTGAAAATGACCGAGGTATCTGGGTGGGTGAGCATAAGACTGTAGGTAGAGCTATTCCTACTGACGGCTATCGAATGAATGACCTACAAACGGCTATCTATATCCGTGTATGTCAGATACTTGGGTATGAGCCAACAGGTGTAGCCTTTGATTACTTGCTCACAAAACCACCTACAGTACCGCAGCTATTGAAAAATGGTACCCTCAGCCGTAATAAGAAAATTAAAACGGATGAGGCAACCTATATGCAAGCTATTCTAGATAATGGTCTCAACCCTGATGACTACCTAGCAGAGCTTGAAAATGCCCGTAGAAATAAATTCTATGAGCGTAGATATATGCCAAAGCCGGAAGGCATGGTGGATATGCTACTCTCAGAGCTACAAATCATAGCTAAGGAAATGGAACACTTGAAAGACTTCCCATACCGGCTATTGTCCCGTGAATGTGAGCACTGTGAGTTCTATACATTATGCCAAGCAGAGATGATGGGCCTTGATACCCATTATATCCGGGAATGTGATTTTGAAGAAAGGAGCTACTCGCATGAAAATAAAGACACGAGCGAAGAAGACGACTCCGAGCCATCCGATAGCTGACCGTATCAAGTCAGTTAAGGAGGTAGAGCACTACCTTAAAATGCTCGTATATGGTAGAAGTGGTACTGGCAAGACCACATTTCTTGCTAGCTGCCCAGGTCCTATCTTGATTGTTGACATCAGAGAAGAGGGCACTACCTCTATCCGTGAGACTAAGGATGCTTATGTAATATCTATTAGCTCTTGGGATGAATTTGAAGAACTCTATTGGTATCTAAAAGATACTGATAAGTACAAGACTGTTTGTATTGATACGGTCACAGCTCTACAAGAACTAGCTGCCAAGAAGGTAGCACCGACTGGTACTATTAGCCAACGTGGCTGGGGTGAAATCTCTGGCCTCATGAAGACCTGGCTAATGCTGTTCCGTGATTTACCATTCAATATCGTATTTACTGCCCAAGACCGTGAGACACGGGTGGAGGACTATGATGAGGATAATATGATTACACCAGAGGTGGGTCCATATGTATCACCATCAGTAGCTAAAATCCTCAATGCGGCCGTAGGTGTGATTGGTAATACTTACATTAGTGAGACTGTGAAGCAAGTCAAGAAAGGCGGTAAGGTAACCTCTAAAGAGGTAGTAGAATACCGCATGAGACTTGGTCCACATTCCAAATATATCACAAAGCTTAGACGAGACCCAACACTAGAGGGTGATGTACCTAAGTCTATTGTGAACCCAACTTATAAAGATATCATTGAATTAATGACAGGAGAAGAAGACAATGGCTAAACGTGTAGTAAATCTTAACATGAAAGACGTATCCGTAGGTGGAGTTATCCCAGAAGGTGAATATATTGTAACCGTTGATGAAGTTAGTGTAGAAGAATCCCAACAAGGTAACCAATACTTAAAATGGGTCTTCAAGGTAATTGATGGTCCACAAAAGAATAGTAAAATCTATCATAATACTAGCTTGTTACCTCAGTCCTTGTTTAACCTCAAAAACTTATTGATTGCCCTTGGTGTACCTGTACCGGACAAAGCTTTCCAACTCAACCTAGATGAATGTGAAGGCTGCAACTGTGGTGTAACCGTAACACATGAGACCTATGACGGCAAGAAGCGCTCTCGTGTTACTGATGTATTCCCATTGGATGCTTCTGATGTAGAGGGTGAAGATGACGGCGAAGAAGTAGACCTCGAGGAAATGTCTCTTGAAGAGCTTATTGAGTTTGCTGATGAAAACGATATTAAGCTCACAGCAAAACAGAAGAAGCGTAAATCAGCCGCACTAGCTGCTATTCAAGATGCTCTTGGTGATGACGAAGAGGAAGACGAAGAAGCAGACGATGAGGAAGCTGATGACGAGGACACTGAGTCTGAGGACGAAGCTGACGATGAAGAAGAGGAAGAAGAACCAGCCCTCGAAGATAGGGACTTGGAAGCACTCATTGAATTTGCGGAAGAGAATGAAATCAAACTCACAGCTAAGCAGAAAAAACGCAAGTCCGCTGCCTTAGCCGCTATCCAAGAAGCGTTAGATGATACTGACGAAGAAGAGGAAGCGGATGACGATGAGGAAGAAGCTGATGAGGTGGATGTGTTCACATTGAACCTGTCCGAGTGCCGTTCCTTCGCTAAAGATAACGGTATCAGCTTAGCTAAGATGCCTGTTAAGGACCGCAAGAACTTGGATAAAGTACGTGAATACATTCAAGAAAAACTTGATGAGGCTATCTAATGAAAAAGCCCGAGACTAATCTACAACAGAAGATAGTCCGTGCTTTAGAACGAGAAGTAGGGGGCCATTGGATGAAAATTCATGGCTCTCAATTTCAAACTAAAGGTATACCAGATTTACTAGGTTGTGTTGCTGGCTTATTCTTCGCATTAGAAGTAAAATGTGATTCCAGTAAATATGGTGCCTCAGACTATCAACTATACAATATTAAACAGATTCATGACTCCGGCGGTATGGCTGCTGTTGTGGAGTCACCTGAGGAGGCAGTTGAATTGGTAAAGCGCCACATCAAAGAACGAGCTCTCTCAGCAGAGGAACGGTCTAAACTCATTGATGATACACTAGACCAGCTAGAAGCTGAGCTACGTAACCCAGATAATAAACGTGGCCTAGATGCTATCAGTGCACCTATCCACCACTCAAATAAACGTGTGATAGTAGTGCCTAAGGAGTCTAAAGAAGATGCTCCCACAACCGCATCAGTGGCCAAGAAAACTCCTAAAGTATCAAACGGCAATAAGCTTACCCTAGCTGAGCTAGCTGACCAACTGGGCATGGAGGCCAAGGCAGTACGTAGACAACTACGCAAAGCATACCCTAATCACAAAGGCTCTTGGAGCTGGGAGGGTGATGAGATAGCTGATGTCATGGGAGTAGTCCAATCATGGAGCTAAGTAAGATTACTAAGACCAAATTCCTTGAACATCAAACTGAAGCATATGAGCTAGGTATTAAGTTACCTAGCTTTGCTTTGTTTATGGAGCCTGGTACCGGTAAGACATTACCTACTATAGCTGTGATGGGGTACCGGTTCTACAATGACCATGCTCGCCGTGCTATCGTAGTATGCCCATTGTCCGTAACATATGACTGGGAGCGACAGTTCAAAGAGCATGCTGCATTTCCTTATAACATCGTAGAGCTTGACCAGCTAGGCACCTCGCCACAGAATTGCCTTGAGGTGGTCATCGTCAATTATGAGAAGCTTTGGGAGTTCTCGAAGAAGAAGAATAAACGCTGGGAGCCCTCGGTACGGTTGATGAAGTACAAGGCGGACATCATGGTGTGTGATGAGTCTCACAAGATAAAAAATTGGAATACACACGCCACAAAGGCCGCTACCCGTATCGGCCGGGGTATACCCTTCAAAGCAATTCTAACCGGCACACCGGTCACAAAATACCCCTTAGATTTGTATTCACAGATTAACTTCTTGGATAGCTCTATCTTTGATTGCACCTACAAGACATTCCGTGAGCGGTATGCTGTGCTCGATATATGGGGCAGACCTCGTAGCTACAAGGACTTGGACCATCTGATGGGCATTGTGTATAAGTATGCATACCGCAAGTTAAAGAAAGACATCAAGGAATTCCCGCCACCAGAGGTAGTCCGTCAGAACATATATGTTACACTAGAGCCCCGTGCTAGGAAGCTGTATGACAAGATGGCTAAGGAGTCCATCGTCCAGCTAGAGGGTAAGTTCAGCACGGCTCCGATACCAGCTCTTGTAGGTATGCGTTGCCACCAGATTGCAGGTGGCTATCTGACCACAGAGGGTGATGTCAACCGTGAGGTAACCCGTGTGAGCAAGGCTAAGCTCACAGCATTAGTCGATTACATCAAAGACAGTGAAGAGAAGCTGGTGGTCTTTGCTCAGTACATACCTGAGATACACGGTATTGTGGATGCTCTTGAAGATATCGGCATAGAGACCCTGTGTATCACAGGTGCCACCAGCAAAAAAATAAGGGGTAAAATTATAAGCCAATTTCAGTCGAGAGAGGAGCCCCGGGTCATCGTAATACAAATTAGTACAGGGGGAGTGGGAATCACCCTTACAGCCGCTCATACGATGATTTTCTACTCTCTTGGCCGTTCGTACACAGATCACACACAGGCCTGTGACCGTATCAACCGCATTGGACAAGAGTCCCGGTTGCTCAAATACATATACCTCGTAGCAGAGAACACGGTGGACGAGCTGTTCTGGCAGTCGATACTCGACAAGAAGAACATAGCTGACTACACCATAGATGACCTACGAGAAGTGCTTGCTGGCTAAAAGAAAACCCACATCCATATGGTGTGGGTATTTCTACGGGTTAGTTAGTGCGGTGGTTGATGTAGATTGTGATACGTTGGCCAGGCATCAGCGGGCCAGTGATGTGGTTCTTGTCAATGGTGATAGCAGTAGAGTCGAGAAGGTCAATGCTCTCTTCCAGTATGTCACCATGATTTTGGTAGATAAGCTGGTGTAGGGTATCACCAGGCTTCACAGTAACAGTGGTGGTTTGTGTGGTATCGTAGTGAGGTGTACAGAAGTACACCCCAGCAGCGATAGCTAAGATAGCTAGTATCGTTTTCATTATTTAGCACCTCCTACAGCGTCAAGAGCAGCTTGGTATTCTTCTTCGGAATTCCATTGCCATCTCCCTTTAGCTTTGCCAAATGCTTTGCGTAGTGCTACACGTGCTTTGTATGGTGTGAGGCCTAGCTCATCAGCAAGGTCTTTAACTGTGTATAAAGCTTCTTCTGCTTCATCATCAGCTTTGGTGATGGTAGCAGTGAGGTCAGCTTCGAGGTTCTCAACCACATCTTCTACTTCGTCAGCTGGTTGGCTGTTAGCGTAGTCAACGAGGAAAGCAATGGATTGCTTCTTAGTTGCATATACTAGTGTTTTACATTGTTTGAGGGCTTCTGGCCAGATGTGTTTAGCAGCAGCTTCAGGTTCCATGCCTTGTACTTCATTGAATAGGTTGATTAAAAGTTCTTTTTCGTTTTGTTTTAAGTTTCTCATTGTTTGTGTCTCCTCTGTGAGAAAAATAAGTATTAGATTAATTATAGTATATCAGATATCTTGGATGATGTCAATGGTAATCTTATTTATTTCTTCCAGATATGTGATATATCTTATTTATAGTATATCACATATCAAGAAGAATGTAAATAGAAATCTTTTAGATTAGTGGAAGATAGCCGGTTGGTACGGTGGTTGCTGGTGTTCTACGTAGTAGCACACGGTGGGTATTGTCCACAGATGCGAGGCATGCCCAGTCATCCCACTCAGAGCGGAGTGCTGGTGGTACTTCTTCTAATGTGATACCATGTTGGTCTAGGTAGCCTGCCCACACATGGTCATCCGCAACACTGAT